CGAAACACACGCGGATGTTGAACACGCGCTCTGTGCCGTTGTCCAGGTAAAGCAGTCGGCTGTTCGTGGTCACGGCAGGATGCCAAGCGGCCAGGATGCGCCAGTCGGAGCGGGCGTTAACGCCAAGATCGCCGATCACTTCGTTCGTCCGTGCCGAGTCAATGTGGCAAGCAATCTTGGCGACGCTCAGCCATGAGACTTCTGCCTGGCCGACGCTGTCGACGGTTCGCACGGGATTTTGTACCGTCATCGAAAGCCTCAGCATTCCGGATGGGACGTGCCCAGCCATTTTTAGCCTATGCCTTTGCTCATCATGCCCGTTATGCGATCCCAGTAGGTGGAGTCGAGCGCGACCGTGTCATCGCCGCGGCTTGCCACATGGTGTGCCACGCGCTGGAGTAGCGCCATCTCCAGCAGTGGGTTCAGCGCCGCGTTACCTGCTGTTACGGTCAGCGTCACTGGGTAGGTCAGATTGACATTGGCAATCTCCATGTCGACGTACACCAGGCCGTTGATTTGAATCTTGGTGCTGTTCAGGTTGCCGGTGAGCGGCACCGTAGCGCTGTCGCTGTAGGTGACCGTAGTTCCCGCCAGGTCGCCTTGGCGCTCCAAACGGAGGTACAGACCGCCGTAGATCGTCAAGGGCGCTGCGGGCACCCACTGCGTCCTGGTGACCGACTCCACGCACCACCCGGTTCGCTCTTCTAGTTCGCGTACGGCTGCTGCCCATGCAATGCCAATAGCCGGGTCATCCTCTGTGTGAGGAATGCGGGCCCAACTGCGGAACTTTGCAATGTCTAAAGCCATTGTTCCTCGCTGTAGGTAGGTGGGGCCGAAGCCCCACCCACCTAAAGGATGAGAGGATCAGAATCAGACGTTGGTAACGCGCAGTTGAACGAGCGCATTACCGCGGGTGATGTTCGCGTTGGCAAATGAGAGCGCGGTGTACTTCACTTGGCCAGTGGTGGCCAAAGTGATGTCATCCCGAATCATGCCGATACCTGCCCACTCCCGAATACTGTAGGACTCTCGGATATCTCCAACCACTGCCATCACGGTCTTGGCTCCCGAAGTTGTGACAAGCGCAGGGACATACGGAGTTACGTAAACTGGCAAACCCATCAAGCTTGCTGGTGCTGACCGGGTTATGCCGGCATCACTACTTGGGACAAACAGCGGGACATTATTCACGATGATGCCAGCGATCGCTGCGTAGACGTCTTGCGGAATGATCCAAGCGCAGGTTGGACTATTCCAGTAAGCCGCAGGCAAGATCTCGTAGCGCATCTTCGTCAGGTTCGCAATCGTCACTGCGGAATCCGAAGTTGCAGCAGTTACCTTCAGTGCTCGCGTGTTACCTGTTCCAACAGTTGCACCAGTGCGAACGCCAGTAGTTGTGGTTGCAGGATCAAAGATGCCCGTTGGCATTTTTGTGCCACCGATGCCACCGATGAAACCGAAGGCCTGATTCTTGGAAATCTTCTTCTGAAGATCCATCATCACTTCTTCTTCCACGTCGAAGTTGGCTTGGCGCAACAGCGTCTGCGAAACCTGTGTGCTTGGTGAGCACAACCGTGGTGGCAAGAGCACTTCAGCAAGTGACATATCGTTCACTATGGCCGTGTCACCTTCAGCAATCCACGAACCAGTGCCGCCACCGTAGTCGGCGCTGGTCTGCGTGTTGTATCGGAGCGATGGGTAGCCAGTTTGACCACCGCGATACTCCGCTAGGGACCTCATGAAATCCTGCGAATCTAGGTATTTTAGGATACCTGTCTCATACTGGGCTGGCACCATGATCGTGCCAGCAGCGGTTGCTGGAGTGGTTGCGGTCGAAAGTGCACGCACTTCCGGAGCTTGTCCACCCTTCAACCAACCGATGAACTGGTCGCGGTACTTCTTGGTGTCGCGCTCTTCGCGGCCGAGTTCCATGTCGCGCTTGGCGATGAGTTCGACAGCGCTTGAAGATGCGAAACGCTCGCGCATTTGCGCGGAACGGATCTCGGCTTCAACGGTTGCGAGTTCGTTTGCGACTTCATGGCCGCGGGCTTCGACTTCCACGGTAAGTGAGTCTTGTGCGAGAATGGAATCGCGCTCTGCGGTGAGCGCCTTACGGCTTTCAAAGAGTTCGGACAGTTTCATGATGGCATCCTTAATCGCAGACGAAGCCGGGCAACGCCCGACAGAAGGGTTCTTGCCTCGACGCTCGTCTGCTGATACGCGCCTTCGGACACTACGGAAATTTCGATCAAACGAACTTGATTGAGCGTGCGTGTGTTGCCGCTCCAAGAATCTGAGATCACGTTGAAGCCAAACGACATTTCAGAAAACACGCCCGCGGTGACGAGCGATCTCGTAGACCGGGCAAGTTCTGTATCTGGCAAGGTCACTGAAAATGCCAAACCGTGTGCGTCGCTGTTGAGTTCAAGCAACCCGCTCTTGGTATTTGCCAAGAGGTCGCGCGAATCGTGACCGACAAGCAGCGAGATGTTGGAGCGGAGCGAATTGTCGAACGCGCCGCGGGCGACCTTCTCAGTAAATGGCTTGCCGCCATTGAGGCCGCGCACGGTGAGCGGATGGCTCGGAGCGTCGTACACGCTGGCGTAGCCGCCGATCTTGTCGCCTTGCATATTGATCTTGGCGGTACGAATTTCAAGCAATGTCTTCACCTCCATCAATGTTTTCCGTAGCGCCGTCGCCTTGCATGGCGCTATTGCCGCCCGGCATGGACACGCTTGGGATGTCGAACTCATCGCCTTGAATAGGCGGGAGGCCCATTCGCTTGCGACCGTCGTTCGGTGAAAGGATCCCGGCGAGGACAAGTTTCGACAGCGCCATGCCGGCATCGCGCATATTGCCGCGGAGCAGGACGTCGGTATCGAGCCTTGCGTGTTCGCCGGGCCCGCAGAGTTTTCGCGTGATCTCCGACTCCCACGCTGTCACCCATTGGGCTAGCGCGCCGTCAACGTAGGCGCGTGCAGTTTCAGATTGTGAGGACAGCGCCCCGCCGCCCTGCTGGTAAAGCATTTCGGGCGGTACGCCGAATGCGCGGGCGATCTCTTGGATTGAGAACCGGCGCGACTCCAAACTTGTGGTGGTTGATTCAGCGCTGATGCGCTCAGCCTTCATGCCTTCGCGCAAGATCAGCGGGCGCGATGCACCCTCCGCGGTTGCGTGCATGGTTTGCCAGGCGTCGCGGATGGCTTGAACGGTCTGATCGGACATCGCGCCAGGGTGAGAGATCGAAACCTTGCCGGTGCTACCGGTGCGGATCAGGCTCTTGTGGGCAGCATCCTGGTCTGCCGCAAGTTCCATAGCGAACTTACAAGCGTCCATCGGCGACATGTACCAACTCGGCGACAGCGGATCCGGATAGCAGCCGAGGTGCAACACCTGGTCTGCCTTGAGGATATTCCCGCCCAAGCGGTACTGAACACCCTCTTCGGTCAGTTCAACCGTGGACGTTCCGCTCGGAAGTGGTTGCAATTCGGCGACGGTGCCCGACGAATCGCGGCGAATGAGTGCCAAACCGTTGCCCGAATCAAGCGCACACGTGGTCATGTAGCGCCGAAACTCAAAGCCCGACTGCCAGCGCGATGCTTCCCGCGTCATCAATTGGGTAATTGGCGAGTCCACCACCTGGCCCTGTGAGTCGATGATCGAGAACGGGAGGCGCGCCAAGTCCGTGCTGATGAGATTCATGGCACGAACGACAGCGGGTAAATGCTGTGGCGCTGGCGTTGCCAGTGGTTCAGGCCGCGCGTAGACAACTACGCCGCTTTTGAAACCGAAGAATCGTGCGAAGATGCTCACTGCAACGCATGGGACAAATGTGCCTCGCGTTGTCAAGCGATTATTTCAGACTTGCCACCTTAACCAATCGGGCAAGCGCTTGTGCTGAGTCCGGTTGACTCGCGCACCTGGTGATGCTCCATCAGCAGCGCTGCCATGTTGCCGGAGACGATCACGTCCATGTTGCCCTTCCCGCCGCGTCCCTTTACCGGCCGGATGTTGCCAACATTGTCTGAAATTAGGGTGATTTGACCGAGTCCGGACACCAAAACTGGGTCTGCGGTGTAGGTCAACTGCCTACTTTTCAGGAGGTCTGCCCACACTTTCCAGGCAGGAGCCATCGTTCTAATGCCTTGATCGATAGTAATGATGGGCCATCCACGGTCGATCCATCGTTTAATGTCATGCGCTTGCGCTGGATGCGGGTCGACTCCAATCTTTCGGACGTCGTAAGTAGCCATCATGTTCTCGATTTCCGCTTCCACAATCCTCATGTCCTGCCATTCATCAGGCATTCGCCGTAGGTGTCCCGCTTGAATCCACTTTTGTAGTGGGTTTCGACTTCTCTTCTCATCAAGCGCAATGTCGACGCCGGCCCACCAGCACACGTTGCGGCCGCGAATCATCTTGCCATCGACCACCATTAAGGTAAGCGCGGTCAGGTCGAGCTGCGCACCGTAACCGCCGCGGCTTAGGTCAACAGCAATCACGGCCGGCGCACCGCGCAACCGCGTCCAGTCAACTTCCTCAAACTGGCGCTCAAGGATTGCGGTATCGACATCAGAGGTTGCAATCGTGTGATATCTGCACGCCAACTGCGTTTCAAACTCGGCAATCTGCACGGGATCGCCCGTGTTTAGCATCGTCTGCGCGGCCAATTGCAACTGCGTCGGGTCAACAATGACGCCCAAACCAGGGTGCGCTTTTGCCCAAACGGCAGGATCCGAGGCACAATCTTCGGCATCAAGACCGTAAATCATGGGCCACCACCCCGCCGGATAGGGCGTTCCGTCATTGATTGCAGTCTCGCACGCTTGCCAATAGCCCCAAATTGGGCGGGTCTTCTGCTCCGGATCGGGCGTGGTGATCGCCAACAGTTGCGACGTGGCAAACTTCGCGAGCCCGGTAAGCAAACGCCCAAACGCCCGATCCATGCGACTGCATTCGTCCGAAATTGTGAGCCGATTGCACTGGCCGTCTAATGCACGATCCGTACATGGCAAAGATATGTACCGGTTGCCGCCGTGGCGCACTCTGCCTGGGTGCGCCGGCGTAGACCCACCCGAAGACGTCCACCCTTTCTCGTCTTTGTCTGTGTCATCGAGCGCCAGGGTGCGGCACATTGTTGCCATGCGCTCAAAGGTCTTCTGCGCCAAGCGCCCATCCGGCGCGACTGATGAGAATTCAAGCGCTTGCGATCCGTCACGCATTGCGGCCATCAGCATCGATGCAGCAAACTCGGTCTTCCCGTTCCCACGCGCAACCACCAACAACAGCGCTTTCGTAGCCGGCGTGTCGGTCTTCACTTTCGACACCACCCGCCGCCTGGCAAGCAAGACCATCGCAACCATGCATTGCCAGGGCATCCATTCGAGCGGAGTACCGGCGCCCTCTTCCACGCCCTGGCCACACTTGCGGGCGAACGCTCGGGCTTCCTCGGCGCGTGGCTCATCCCACCACACCTGGTGCGCCGCCGGCGACTTGCGCTCGGCTAAGTAGCGCTTGCACGAATCCACGATCCGCAAGTTGGCGACGGCGCTTCCGCTGGCGATCGATTCGGCGTACGCGTCGGCTAGGTCGGCGCATAAAGGCGGTCGCTTCAGGTGTTTACGGCGTCTGTCTGTTTTGGCGG